ATTTTTTAAATCACCATTCTTATCTACTTCTTCGTTGTAGTGTGTACAGATATCATTATCGCACACAAGAGGTGATATATCAGTATTTATAGATTTTGCACAGTAGTTGCAAAAAATAAAAGGATGTTCTTTTGATATCTTCATGTGATTTTTTTTGGAGCTAGTGGCGACACTAATGCCGCCATAATTAGCCCGTTGCGTACCTCTTCAGTACTTTTATACCGAAGTCTTTAACCTTTCGGAATCTTTGACATGAACGCAAATGGTGCGTCCTCTAAGAAATTTTGAACTGCAGTAACTATTGCAGTAATAAAAACTAAACCAGCAGCCATTGCTACTTCTAAATCTAGTCCTGTTGTTGCGTTTGCTGTAAATACAGCTATAGCGGCTTGAACACCAGTTCTAGCCCCTTTTACAATTGCAGACTTTGCGGCTGCTTTGTATTGTTCATTCATTCTTTTACTCCTTCGTAAGCGAATATTGTATCCCAAGTTAATTTGTCAACAATTCCATTTACTGTTATTTTATGCTCTAATTGAGCTTTCTTAACAGCACCTGCTGAACCGTTGCCATATATTCCATCAGCTCCTATACCTAACTTCTCTTGAAGTTGTTTAATATAGTCTGATTTCATCATTGGGCTAGTAACTTTTATTTCATTACCATCCCAACTTGGAACCTTTGAAAAATCGTATATTTGAGTTGGTTGAGGACCCATGTTATTTTGTATCATTTTCATAAACAGAATCCAATCGAAGTTTTTACCTGGGTCTGTTCTTCTTGTAGGGTCGTTCTCTGCATGTGATATAAAACCCTTGACACCAGCATCCCACTCATTTTTTGTTACTTTTCTAACTGGAATATCAAATTTTTTACACTTATCAGCACACCATTTAGCAGATAATTCCATAACTGCTTTTTCATATTCTGGGTCTTTACCCCAATCTGCTGCGTGATAAGCTATTTCTAATCCTAAAGATTTACTATTTGAGCCACGGCAGTGAAATGCTGTGTATTCATCAGGTAGTAAATCAACTATATCTATGTCATTAATAACAACATGAGCTGACGCTGGTCTAGGTGTCTTTGCGAGATATTTTGCTATGTTAATAGCATTCCTACCACCTTCGGCGGTATGTACTACAATACCTTGAACTGGGTGCTTCATACTTGTATAGTACCAACCACGTTTACCGTTAGGTCGTTCTTTGGCTTGTAAATTTTCGTTATCTATTAGATAGAAACTCATAAAGCCATTTTAGTAAAAGTTGTTTAAGGTAGTGGTATTAGATAACTTTTAAATTGTCCCATGGCAATTGAGTTTGCCCAGGTGTTATAGAAAAAGTTAATGTACCAGCATACGAACTTCTACCTGTAATATTTTCAAACCAGTCTGAACCACCATCGACAGAAGGACACTGCATAAGTGTTCTTTTGCCTTCATTAACTACAAACAAGTGGTGAAAATGACCAGATATCAAAATATCTACGTCACCCATCTCTGTCATACCAAATGCTTGACCTGATAACCAGTTGATTGCTTTTTGATGAGAATATTTACCACCAGTACGGAATTGATGTCCATGTGCTAAACCAACTATAGTTCCAGATACATCTAGTGTTAACCACAAATCGTTTTCAGGAATAACAAAGCTTACATGTTTGAATGCAGGATTCTCAGCTAATATTTCCTGTGCTTCATCAAAAATAGATACATCAAAGTTGTCACCAAAGGTAGTAAAAGATTTACCTTTCTGATTTCTATTTTCACCATGATTTCCAGGAACACACGCTACAACTACGTGATTAAACATAGGAGCCCATGTTTTAATAGCTTTAACTAATAATCTTCTAGCTATCATTTTTTGGCGACGTAGGTCGTATTCGACTGAAAAAGTTTGCATGTCATAATGACCTTCACAGCCTTCAACTATGTCACCTAACCCTACAATATATAGGTTTGATAACTCTACTCCATTTTTTCTCAACTGCTTAATTCTTTCAGTTGTATCAGGTATCATTTGTTCAATCCTCTCAACAATACCTTTAGTACCATCTCCATCACGTTTTCCCATCTGCCAGTCACTTAGGCAGACTACAAACGAATCATCACCGACTATTTTTTGTGGTTTTATCTTTGCAGACTTTATTTCTTTTAATAATTGCTTATAATCAAAGTCTTTATCAGATATTGGATTTTTTGAAATAATTTTTGCTTTGTAGTAGTAAAATTGTTCTGTTTCACCACCACCCATATTTGCAGTCCAAGTTCGAACTTCAAATGGTTCTATTATTTCAAACTCATCAGGATTAAATCCTAATTCTTCTAAGTATTTATCCCATTTATGGTCTTCAGGTTTAGAAGCTTTTGGCATTGGTTTTGATATAATCTCACCTTTTGCAGTATCTAATCCCGGTTCCCATCCTTTAGGATGTTGTTGTCTTAGTCTTTTTACATTAGAAAATGCTCTTGCAGATTTTGAATATTGCTCTAAGCTACTCATCTTCTGTTTTTAGCTGGTTTCTAATAGTGTTTTCAGTTAAAGGACAATCTTTTTCATCTTTTAACCATCTTGCAATTACTGAAGGTGAAAGACCATTTCTGTATCCTTCAAGCGCTTCAGCCCAAGCTTCTTTATTTTCAGGAGATTTTTCTCTCCAAGCTTGGTACCCTGTTTTGGAAGGGTTAGCCTTAGCAAAGCTAAGTAAGTCCACTATTCCTCCTCTTTTTTTGCCTGTTGTGCTTGACCAGTAATTTGATTAACTACTGCTCTTAAATTAGAGTTTTCAACTTCTCTAGCTGCAATCTTACTACTAAGGTCTTGTATAACAGCATTAGCTTGTTTTACTTGATTTTGTAGTTGATTAGCAATATTTACTAATTGCTCAGTTGTTAACTCTACTTTTTTGTCTTCTTCTGACATAATTCCTCCATAGAATTTTACAAAAAAATTATATCATAGAATACTCAAAGAGTGTGTATTTTAATTAATGTTTTTATTATCCTATTCAGGAAACTTTTTAGCAATCTTTAAATAAAGGTTAACTAAATCGTCTGCATCTTGAACTAAATTAATTCCGTTAATTCTCATGTAATTGAACTGTTTTAATACAATCTCTCTTACATCATCATGGTCAATTAATTCGTCAATTACTTCACTTCGTTTCGTTCCTTCTGGGAAATTATTTAATTT